TCCGTGCTCCTCCTCCTCAAATTCGGGCTGGAGATCCCAACGAGTGGCAGTCCCAGCTGTACGACGAGCTGGAGTCCGCCGCCGATGATCGTTCGGTGACTTTCTATTGTGATTCAGAAGGTGGGAAAGGAAAGACCTGGTTCCAGCAGTGGCTTGTGTCAAAGCATCCAGAAAAAGTCCAGATTCTTGGTGTTGGAAAGCGTGATGATATGTGTTTTGCGATTGATTCTGACAAGTCTGTGTTTCTTGTCAATGTTCCTAGAGGAGGGATGGAGTTCCTGCAGTACACTGTCCTCGAACAGTTGAAAGATCGAATGGTTTTCTCTACGAAGTACCAATCGACGATGAAAGTGTTGCCGACGAACGTACACGTTGTTGTCTTCTGCAATGAAGAGCCTGACATGACGAAGATGAGCGAAGATCGTTATGTAATTCGAAACCTTTAATTAGTGCCTACAACGTTAACATGTAATTCTTTTTATTTTATTTTCTAACTAAATGAGCGAGGGTTTTGTGAGCGAAGCGAACGAAACCCTCGCGGGCCACCCCCCTTCCCGTTAGGGCCGCACACGGGAGGCGATGCCTTGTGCCCCCTTGGGTTTAGGAGGGGATCAAGCGCCGCAGGCCTAAGCCACAGAAATAACTATGGATCCTTAAAGTAGGTCTTCCAAGTCATAGATGTCTTGTATATTTTGGGTGGAACAGTTGGAGCGGGTTCTATTCCACTTCCAACGATCTCGGGATCGTAAGCGAGCCAGAAAACCCAATAGCGCTTGTCTTGTCCTCCCGCCCCAGCCAAGTCGTCGTTGCAGTTGATCTTGGTGCCTCCCTTTCCTCCAGAGACCCAGATCTTCACGTGCTTCATCCCGAATGTGTTCCCGCCTCCGCCGATGGTGTGAATGCGATCGTAGTGCACATTGAACCTTTTCGGATCTACCTTGTATGTCATTGAAGAGAGGATCTGATTTGCATCTGGATCGAAAGGAGTGTTCTCGTTCTTTTGATTGATCCACATGGTTTGATCCTTGTTTGGAGTCTCTGTTCCTGAGATGTTCCTCTTGTTGCTTAGAACTATGACTCGCACCATAATAGCACGCTGGAAAGCTATACTGACTCCAGTGGTTGCTAGCTGTGAGTTCGGGGTTTGGCATAGTACTAGATCTATCTTGGTTCCAAGATAGATGTATTGTTTACCAAACCTAGTCTGGAATTGTGTGACGTTTCCATCATCAGGATCGTAGACAACGATTGGAGTTAGATCCTGAGCTACAAAGTCCACAGTGCTTCCTGGATAGAGTGTGTTATTCGTCAAGCAAATGCGTGTGACACAATCTCCTATTGTCTTAGTCTCCACTTGTCTATTGATGACTTTCTTGATCTTGGTAGTGAGAGTCCGGGCTCGCTTGCGCCGTAACATCCTTCTAACGGTGGGTCGTCGTTTGAAAGTTGACCGTTTTCGTTTGAATCGCCTGCGAGTCGGCATGGTCGTGGAAACCTAAGTGAGATTTGATAAAATATTAATTTAGCCAGACCGTTTGTCGTTTTATGCGATCGTGCGAAATATTTGCTGGGGCCGCGTAGCGATTATTACCCCCAGCAAACTTCGGTCCCAAACAACCAGCACATAAAAAACGATGGCTCTCGTTAATGTTCGTGCCAAACGCTGGTGCTTTACTCTCAACAACTACACAGATGAGCATCTCGCCGCTCTCGACGCCCTTGAATGCCGCTACATCGTATATGGCAGAGAGACCGCGCCGTCGACGGGTACGCCTCACCTCCAGGGATTTGTCGTCTTTGCGTCGGCGCTTCGCCGCTCCACCATCCTCTCCAACGTCGGTGGCGGACATTGGGTGGCTGCAAACGGAACAAGTCAACAGGCGGCAGACTATTGCAAGAAGGATGGCAACTTCACCGAGAGAGGGCAGCTTCCCAACCAACAGGGGAAACGACGGGATCTGGAGCGACTAGTGGAATGGCTCGACGAGTTCATCGAGGACAATGGTCGTGCCCCCACAGAACGAGAAGTCGCTGCTCTTCAACCTCTCGCACTCCTCAAACGTATCGATATTATGCGTCTCGCTCGTCTCCGTGCTCCTCCTCCTCAAATTCGGGCTGGAGATCCCAACGAGTGGCAGTCCCAGCTGTACGACGAGCTGGAGTCCGCCGCCGATGATCGTTCGGTGACTTTCTATTGTGATTCAGAAGG